GTTTTCGTCAAGGTCATTTCTGTAGTCTTCTTCTAATCTCTCAACTTCTTCACGAACTTTTGATTTCACTGCAGCTTCAAATACTGTTGCAGCTTTTCTCTTAAATTCTTCTGAAAGGTCACCTTCGCCGTTCATTAAAGCATCAACGTGTTCTTTAACATTGATATCCTTAACTCTTTTCTCTACAGCTTCTGACTTTTCTTTATCTTCAGCAGACTCTTCTTTTTCAGCAGGTTTCATCATTTCAGCATTGTAAGTAGCTGCAAGGTCTTTAACCTTTCCAGCAGGCATCTTTTGCATTTTTGCAACGATATCTGCCATTGCTTCAAGAGCTTGTGCTTTAGTTTCGTATGTTGGTGACTCTTTTTTCTCACCATCTTCATGTCCCATCTCAGAGATTTCTTCTTCTCCCTCTGGAACGTGACCAGCAGCAAGAGGTGCATTTTTACCTGCTTCTTTTGCTTTTGGCATTTTGTCTGGTTTACCTTCACCTTTTTGTTGTGCATCACCAGAAACTTCTTTTCCAGCTGCATCTTGACCTTTAGGTGGGTCTACTTTATCTGGGGTACTTCCACCGATTTCTTCTTCACCAGTTGCACCATCAGATGGTTTTTTCTTCATTGGTTCAGCAGCAGTTGCACCTTTTTTCGGAGCGTCAGCGCCATTGCCTTCTTCCAATTCTGCAATCACTTCCGCTTCCAACTCTTCGATTGTTTTATCTATTTCGTTAGCCATGGGGCTCTCCTTTTAATTGGTCTTTTAGTATAATATATTTATAAATTATAACAATTTGAGGAACTTAGCAAACTCTAACGCATCTTCTTTTGCGTGTCTACTTTTAGTTCTTCGTTCAATTCTATCTTTCATTCTCACCAACTCTGCTTCTACAAGTGTTCCGTTATTCCAAACCCAGTCTTTTCCTTCCATAATACCTTCTACGAAAGCATTTGGAGCAGATGGGTCTGCAACTATATCAGCTGCAGTTGCAAGGTAAAAATCGTTTCTAACGTAGTTCGCACCGTTCTTCTGATTTAAACTACCCATACCTCTTGATGATACACCTAACTTCGCACCTTCGTCCATTAGGTTCTTAACAATCTCACCCATAGGGGTTGATAATATCTTTGCTTCACCAATAAAGTTCTTTCCGTCTGGTTGTAAAGATGTAATCATATGAGATGCTCTCTCAAGATTTATAGTTGGGCCTTCTGGGTGTCCAAGTTCACCGAAAGCACGTTTCTCTTTAATATGTTCTTTGTCGTATCTGTTTACTTCTTTTTCAAGAACTTCCATAGGATATACTCTACCATTTCTGTTCTTAATGTCAGCTTGCATGAAGATACCTTTAATCTTATAATCTTTCTTACCACCTTCTTTTTGTTCAGTGATATATTCTACATCATTGATTTCTTCTGATATAAGTTTTATAGTATTCATGTTAAATTTCCTTAAGGTTGAGTACCGATTGATGTACAACTCATAGCAGCACTACACGCAATTGTATCACTTGCTCTTTTGTCAAGTATGATAACTTGGTCTTGAACCATAACCACTGTTCCAGCATGAGTATTTGTTGCAGTAATAGTGTGATTTTCTGATGGGCCATCAGATAAAGTAATTGCACTTCCTTCTGATTTTTCTGAAAGATTAACTGTATTTGCATCTACCTTGATTACAAAATAAGTTGAACCGTCCACTAACTCTGCAATTTTAGTTCCACCACCATCTGAATATGTAACCTCGTCACCAGTAACAAAACCATGACTACTAAGTGTAATAGCTGCACCATCAACAGCAGACTGTGCATTAAAAGTTCCTACAGGTGCAGCTATAGTAATTGTTCCAGCATTGGTAGCATTAACTCTAATTCTTGTTGCTCTTCCTAGTGTGGTTGCTGATGTTACAGCACTTTGTGAACCTTTTAAAATCATCTTTTTATCCTATCGTTAACATTTCTCGTTCAAAATACTTAAGTAAGTCTTTATCGGATACTCTGTACTTTTTTGCTACATCTTTTATTGTTTTTTCAAAACTATTTAGGAAATCTGAAGGTTTAGAATCCATTTTTTTAAAAATATCATCTACAGCCTTACGCATCTTAGGATTCAATTTTTTGTACTCCTTAGATTTCTTATGTTCGTCCTTCTCCATAAATGAAGAATAAAAGTTGTTAAACTGTTTTGTCATCTTCTGGTTCTGGTATATGGTTGTTTGCAAATCCCTTTGCAAGTTCTTGTCTTTTTGTTTCTAATGCACCAGTAACCTTTGTACCAATTGCACTTTTAAAAGCATCTTCTGCATCTAGGTTACTACCTTTTGCTAATGCACTTACGAAATCTTTACTACTCATTTATCATCTCCTTCTTTATCATCTTTAGGACTTCCATCATCTATATCATCTGGTGGTATAGGAGCTCCGTCCATAGATGGATATCTTGTGATACCGTCTGTATTATCTGGAACATCAACTCCACCATCTTCTGGGTCAAGTCCAGCTTCTTTGTTCATTTGATTTTGCATATCTTCAATCTCTGTATCAGTAAGTCTAAGTACATTGTTCTGTACCCACTTCTTACTAAAGAATGTACCAACATATGACTCTATGGATTGAAGTGTCTGCAATTTGTTTTCCATTAGTTCTGCTTCTTTTAGTTCAGTAAAGTGTCCGTCCTGTAAGAAGTCAAACTGTATAAGTTCTTTTATATTATGAAACTCATCTATTGTCATCACACCTTTTAATACTAATTGTGTTTTTAACATATCAGTAAGTAATGGTGTAAATTTCTTTCTTATTCTCTGTACAAACTTTGTAAACTTAAGTTCATCTCTTGTAATCTCTGTTGACCTACCAAGTGAAAAGTTTTGTTCAGCTTCTAATCTTGAGATAGGAACATTCAAAGACCTGTATAGTTTTCTTTGGAAATAAGTTATATCATCAATCTCACCAAGATTAGAACCGCCAGGCAAAGTAGTAATCTCTGTTCCTCTACCACCTTCTCTTCTCGGTAACCAGAAATCTTCTAACATTGACATATGGTTTCGGTCATCTCTGATTTCACCAGTAGATGCATCATACACTAATTTGTTACGATAACGATTCATAACATCTTTCAGATATTGTTCTGCTTTAATTTTTGGTAGATTACCAACATCAATGTAGAATATTCTTCTTTCTGGAGCTCTTGAGATACGATAGATAACTAATGCGTCTTCTATCATTCTTAACTGATTAACAGGTTTGATTGCTTTGTGTAAATAAGATAATACATTACCTTTGTTCTGGTCAATAACTCCAGAAGGCACATAGGTAATACTGTCTGGTGAAATCTTTAATCCTTCATTTGCACCAGCACCATATCCACCACTAAACATTCCTTTGTCATTGTAGATATAGTATTCATTTTTCTTTTGAACTACTTCAATACTTGTACCTTTCTTTGTACTTTTATCTAATTCTCTAACTTTTTTAATTTTGCGTGGGTCAATGTATCGCACTTCTTGAATACCAAGTCTAGGATTTTTTGTATCTATTACTTTGTGGTAATACAATCTTCCATCAACATACCATCTTCTGAATATGTCATGTCCTTTAGTATCAAAGTCAAGTAATCTAAGAACAGAGTTAAACTCTTTTTCTATAGATTTTTTAATTTTCATTGGATATGGAATTTGGTCAAGAACTATTGCGATTGCTTGAGCTCTTTCATTTGCAACGATACCTTCGTTGACTATATCTTCTATTGCACTATCACACTCTGGTTGTTGTGCAATATCTCTATACCTACGAATGAGGTCAGACTCAGTTCTTTCTCTTCCATCAGTGTCTAGGACTTGTCCAAAGAAACCTCCACCAGCGACATCAATCGTGCCGTCTTGTTCAGACGGCAGAGTGAAATTTTCTTTGTTCTTATCATCTTTTATTCGTGAAAAACGAAACCCAAAAAGGTCAGCCATTATAAAACTCCTACTTGTTGTGTAATACTATTTAGTAGGTTAAAAACTAACACCTGATGGCTCGAAGTGTTGATATCTCCAAGTAACTTCAAATGTTTCAATTTCAGTTGCTTCTGCTGTTGATAAATCAATTTGTCCAACAGTTAGAGGGAACGCACTTCTAAAAATATAAGTCTTTAGAATTGTTTCATCTCTATCTAATTGTTCTACAAATAAGTCTGTCTGAAAATCAGCAGAGTTTACAACACCAGTATTATTAGCAAAATCATTAATTCCATTATGCCATCTCTCCATTGCATTTCTTATCATAAAGTCAGTATCATTATAGAAAGTTGTTGACCAAGGCTCTGGAGCAGGTCTATCTCCAGCAACATAAATATTTCTTCCTCTGAATGGTACTGGTATCTCACCTAAATTTGAGCCAGGTAAGTTAGATGCAGTGACTAGGAATGATGCACGTCTTACGTCTAAACCTATTGCTATGCCTGGGGGTGGAGTTATTGTAACCCTAAACTGGTTAGCTCTTGCACCACCACCGATTAAATTTGCTTTAAAATCATCTATGTTTGCCATGATTAACCTCCTACTTCACTAAAGTTCACACCAGTTCTTGTGGCAATGAAACTTAGGGTTATAAAGTTGATTGACCTAGCAGGTTTTACAAAGATATCTGCAACAAACTCATTTCTATCTATAACTTCACCAGTATTGTTTGTTCCATCTGCAACGACACTAAAGTCTGATATACCTCTACGTCCTTGAACATCTCTTAAGAAAGGTTCAACTAGGTTTCTAAATTGTGCTCTTGTGAACTCATCATTGAACTCAAAGAGTTGGAACTTAGATGCAGTTGCAATTGCTTTTTCTAGAACTAAGAATAATCTTCTTACGTTAATTCTATCAAATGCACTTGGTTTTGCTAATGCAGTTTTATCTCCAAACAATGTAACACCTTGGCCTGGAAAGTTAACAACTGGGTTAACTCTTGCACGATACAGGATATCTCTTTCTGCTTTTGATGGGTTGTAAGAAAGTTTAACTGCACCTCTTACTCCACCTCTGTTATATCCAGCAGGTGAGAACCAAGCATCTGCAACATTGTCTGTGTTTGCACAAAGACCAGCAGTATCTCCGTTCATTGGTACAAATCTAAACACATCATTGTACTTGTCGTATTGATATTTGTATGAACTATCGAATACCATGTAAGATGATGATGGACATAAATCAAATGCAGCTTTAACATTTTCTGTTGCAGTAGATGATAATGCAACACCAACTGTTGCAGAACGATATGGTGAAACAAATCCCACACAATCTTTTCGTCCTTCAACAAGAGCAGTAATCATTGTTACAAATGTGTCCTGTCCAGCTGCACTATCTGTTGTAATACTTGATGAACCACCCATTACTAAATTAATATCTAATGATTCTGTATCTGCAAACTTATCGTATGCAAGTTCCATCTCACCAGCAGTTACAGCATAATCATCTGTACCACCAGTTAATTCATCTATAGTAATTGGAATAACGGAAGTGTATGTAGTTGTTGTATCTGTACCCCAGTTAGAACCAGCAGAAATATGGTCTGTCCAATAAATAAATCTTGACTCTCTGAATATTACATCTGCATAATAGTTACTAGAACCTTGAGCAGTTTTTGCAACACTAGATTTTGATACATTACCGTATACTTCTATAACACCAGCAGTTCTTCCACCAGCTGCAGTTGCAACTGAACCTGTAATATCTCCTGTAGTATCGTAAACAACAATGTGCATTTCATCACCAGAACCACGAGCATTGTCTGTAGCCCATTGTGATGTGCCTGGAGCACCGTCAAATAAGTCATAAAACTTCCAACGTCTTTTGATGTATGAATTATCTGGAACAATATTTTGTAGTCCAGCACCATTTGGGTCATCTTTTAAACGTATTGTTAATTCATTGTCTGTAGTATTGATTGCAGTTACTTCATATTCATTAAACTCGTCTACTGGTGTAGAACCAGCAGAGTCAGAATAGAATGAAATTAAATCACCGACATTAAATGCCTTACCAGATGCGTCAACATCATCAACTGCAATTGTTGTTGAACCAACAGCATCTTCACCAACTGTTAACTCACTTGCACTTAAAACTTGTTCGTATGATGTTGCTGTTGCACAAATCTGTACACCGATTGAATTACCATGTGTTCCAGCAGTTCTTGCAGCCCACTCACCATGTGAACCTTGACCAGTTGAAAAACTTGCTTCATAATGGTCGTCATCTCTGATTAATATACCAGAGTTTGCACCAGCATTTAATATTGCTGATTCTGCACGAACTACCTTTAATGAATCTGAATACTGCAAGAAGTTTGCAGCTGTAAACCAGTTTTCAAATTGATTACTTGAACCCTGTGGTTTACCAAATATTTCTAATAATTCTTCCTCTGAAGTTATATTAGTAACAGATGATACTGGCCCCTTTTGAAAAGAAGCTGCTATCGCACCTATTGAGGTTGCAACGGCAGGAACGACATTGGTTAAGTCGATTTCTTTTACATGGACGCCAGGGGAAACTAAAAATGACATATGTTTTCTCCTCTTTTCCTCTAGTTATATTGTAATTTTACTTTTATTTAGGAAATTTTAGTTTTATAAAATGGTTTTTATATTCCAGTTGTTTATAAATAAAATCATGGGAAACGCACACTATATTAAGTATAAAGAAACAATTAAGAAAGTTGCAAGACGCAATTATCGTAAAAGAGTAAAGTGGCTTAACGATTTTCTTGCAGATAAGTATTGTGTTCACTGTAAAGAAAGTGAAACAGTCTGTCTTAAGTTCTATCCTCACGATTTATCTATAAGACGGAAGGTAAAAAGAGTAGGGATAAATGAAGAAAGTCAAGTAGAAATAAAAGAATTAATTAATAATTCTAAGGTAGTTTGTAGGAATTGTTGGGTTAAATTAGATAATGATTTGATTGAGTTTGATACCTTTTAATTACCAGTCTGTGTCATACTTTCTAACAATAGGTGACCATCTTGTACCATATTCATCTACTACCTGTCCTATGTTTTCATCTTCTAAACCATCAACGACAAAACCAAAGGGAGCCATATCCTGTTCTATTTGGTTCTGTTGGTCTTTATACATCTGGTGTCTTATATCACTGTCTGTAAGTTCTTTAAAATAGGTCTGGTCACTTGCCCATGCGAATAATACACAACACATTACCAAGTCATCATTACAACCCTCTTCTGCTTGAAAGGAACTACCATGTACTATAAATGTAGATAACTCGTTGATAATATCAAAGTCTTCTATGATTATCTTGTCACTCTCTACTATTTGTTTTAGATTAGAACAACCCACTGTCTTGACAGCCTTTGTTGTTCGTACACCCAGTTGTGCTTTACCACCAGAGAAACCACCACCCATTATCTGTCCAGCACGACCTCTCATAGATGCCATGATTAGATTATCATACTCTAAATCAAACTGTAAATTGTTCGCAACTTGTTCACCTATATCATTCACCTCTACTAAAACAAATGCTTGATTGTATGCTCTTGCAACTTGATGTATTATCTGTGGAAAAAGTAAAGGTTTTATTTCGTTGTCTTTGAAAGTCACAACTACCTTATATGGTATCTCGGTTATATCAAATACTACAAACGCAGAGTTATCGTTTTGTGTTCCTCTTGCAACGTCAGCTGTCAACATATAGGTATGGTCTTTTTGTGGTTTCTTATGAACCGTTATTCCAGCATTCTTTTGTAAATGTTGTTTGTATGCAAGTACTCTGAGTTTAGATGGTGCAATTAATGTATTAACAGAACCTAAGAACTCACATTCAAATTCTGTTTGAAA